TCTGCTATCATTTCTTTTCGTATGGTTTGATTCTATCTTTGTAAAACTGCATAAGATAATCAGGATCAATATCCATATTAGTAGTTAAATGGGACATTGTTTCTTCCCATCTATCACCGTATCTCTGCATAAACTCGTCGTCCATATAGTCTTGACCATATTTTTCCCACCAGTTTATATCGTCGTCTTCGTCAGTTTCCTTTACTTTTTTTTTAAGTCTATGTCTTCGTTCTTTTCTTGTTCAGTTTCCATTCCAAGTTTCAAACGTAGTTCTTCGATACGTGCTTTTATTTCCGGAGAAACATTAAATGGATCTTCGATTGCTTGTTGTAACAAAAGAATTAATTCGTCACGTAAATCTGCACGATTGGTTACTTTAAACTTTTGGTCTTCTTTAAATGTAAATTCTTCTGCTCTCATAATAGGTCCTTATAGATTATCTATTGCGTTGTTTAAATCGTCTAAGTCAAATTCTTTGCTTTCTTTGATACTTTCTTTTTTAATCTTTAATTTATTAAGAGCATCCATATTACGAGCAATTCTTTCACCGTGTTTTGCATTGTATTCATCTGCTTTACGTTGCTCCTCTGCATCACTGTATCCTTGTGCTTTTTCCATATGTTTTTCAGCAATGTCGTCGTGTGCTTTGCCTAAACGTGACCAATGTGTGTACCCAGCATTGTCACCTTGCTCTCTGTGATAGTTAGCAATAGCAAATGCCAACGCACCTGCTTCTAAATGATTGCTTTCTTTATCTTCATGATATGTTTTGTTTTCACCTTCGTCTGGCTCTCCATCATATGGTGAGGCCAAATCTGCACCTGTGTGATATAGGTTTTCACGTGATACTAAGTCGTTGTAGTAACGTGTGTCTGCATCTACATCTTCACTGATAACGTCCTTTGATTCGTTTGTGTTGTCTACCTTAACAACACGTCCATCAAAGTCAAAAAGTGTTTCGTGTGGAATATATCCTGTGTCGCCTACACGTCCACCTGATGTTTTGCCACTGTCGTTGTCAATTTCAATCACATACATAGCGGCACCTTGACGCATTTCTTTAGTATCAATTACTTTGCCTTGAATGTATCTATCTGGGTATTCATCTTTGTTTTTTTCTGGTGCTGGTCTAAAATCGTATCCACGAATAACATCACCAACTTGAAACTTACCAGCATACTTTAACGGTTCATCGTCAAAACCCTCACTGACATTACGTTTGTCGCCTTCCATCCAGGCGTGTAATGTTTTCATAGTGTTGTGTACACCACTTAGTTTGTTTTGGAACCATTCTGGAAAATCGTTTCCAGCCATAATACTGTCTTTGATCTCTCCAATAGCATATTTAATAAACTCTGCTTGATCACCAGCCATCTCTGCTTCTTGAGGACTTGCTGGTAAATCATGGTCTTCGTCAATTGGTTGGTAAGATACTGTTCTAGTATCTTCAAACAAATTCATATACTTTTTGAGATCTTCTTGCATTTTAGATACCTGCTAATTTTTTAATTGAGTCTAGGTCTTCGCCTTCTTCTAATTCTTCTAATTCTTTTAACCTCTTGAGTTCATCTTCGGCATCTTGAAGTTGCTCAAGACAATATTCAACACGATCTTCTGCATCTGCTATTTCCTGTGATAAACTTTTTCCTTCGGCTAGTTGTTTGTCTTCTTTCATTTTCTTTTTAGAACTGCATCCAGCACCTTCGTCTACTTCTTTGTTGCAATCGCAATCTGGACAATCTGGTTTGCAGTTACATTCGCCGCTACCACAACAAGGACATCCTTCTTCGCCTTCTGCGACAACTTCTTCGTCTGCTTCTAACTCTTCAGACATTTCTTTTTCTAATGCATCTTCTTCATCTTCATTAGTTTCATCATCGATTTTTGGTTTTCTTGGATGCTTAACAATACGTAAACCTTCTTCTACATCATCTTCCATGACACTTTCGTCGATTAGTTTTTGTGCAGTTTCTTTGTCCATTGTTACTTTGTGCATTTCACCGCCAAATTCAAATTCTTTCTCGCCTGCCACTGCCGCCTTTGCCGCCGCCATATTAAAAGCATTTTCATCTAGTGCATCTTCATCTACGTAGTTCTCACTATCAAGTTCTTGTTGCTCTAGTTCTAAGTCAAACAGTTCGTCGGCCATTGCTTTTTCTTCATCTGAGAATTCTTTTTCTGGCATATCAGCACCAATTGTTACACTGAATTCACCTTTCTTCTCAACTTCAACGCCGTCATCTGTTTGTGTTACTTTAAATTCATCAAATTCACGTAGGTATGTTTCTGATAAATCTTCTTCATCTTCTTTAACAGCCATAGCATTGTCGCCGTCTTGTGCTTTGGCATATGCGTTTTTCTTTCTGTTTAGTCCACCACTAATTGCATTTACCATTGTGTCAACATCACCTTCTAGATCCATAGCATCATTAGGTGTGTTTGCTAAATCTTCTTCGACTTCTTCTTCCGCATCATCAAGAGGAATGATTTGGATCATATCAGCCATTGTGGGATTTGTCATCTCAGGTTGTTCTTCTGCTGTTTGATTCATACCAGCAAGTTTCAACATCTGCATTAGTTCTGCCGCATCTTCACCGTTTGCTGTAATAGTTACACTATCCTGACTATCTGGATTGTTATCACTTGTTGTGTTTACTGTGATAGTTTCGTTTAGTGCTTCTTCAAGTTTTTTCTCTAAGTCGCTCATTTTCTTTTCCTCTTGTTGTGTTGGATCTTCTGGTGGAGTGTCCAACCCTTTAAAAAATCTATATAATGACATTCTTGCTTGTTTTAAACCTTCTCTGTTATTAGCAAAAGTTCTAACAAGTCTGCCATTTGCATCTTGTAAATGATGCCCAAATCGATCACTAACTACTTTAGGATCTTTATCTATTTTCATCTAAACTTTTAAACCTGCATCCGCAAATGCAAATTTCATTCTTTGTACAAAACCCATAGCATCTTGCATAGCATCACATACTGCATTAGCATATGTTTCATTACCTTCGCCATCCATATCGTATTCAATACGAGTTTGTACTAATTTTCCGTTATCTAAGTTACGTCTAACAAAAATGTTTATAGCATTTTCTTGACCATTAACTGTGTAACTGGCAACTACATCATCATTATCAGTTTGAAACTGTCTTACTAAACTGTCTTCATCATTGTATTGACGTTTGACATTTCTAGTATATCCGGCACCTTCTGTAATAACATAGTCTTCATTAATGTCTTCCATTGCTCGTTTAGTAGCAGTGGCATACATTACAGATTCCCAATCATCGCCGTAACGTGCTTGTAAATCCTTTTTGTTCTTTTTCATACCCATGACAATGTCTTCACGCTTTTTCTTTTCTGCGTCAGTCATTTCACGTTCGTTGAGTTCTTCTCCGTTAACTTTGAGAATGTACTCACCATCGTGTACGTGTATTTTTAATTCATTACCATTGTGATCCATTGTGCAGATGACATCTTCTTCGCCTTCAACTACTTGTTTGAAGCCTTCAAACTTTAATAAATCGTTTCTGATGCTCTCTGCTAGGTTCATTATCTTCTGCCTGTCTTTGGTAGTTCGGGAAGTTTAACGTTTGTTAATGGACCGTCTGTACCTTGTGGTAAATCGTTTGTAGTTTCAGCCTTAGGTGCTATTTCTTTACTAACAAATTCATATTCTGTCTTTGCCGCATTTTTAATAACATCTTTGTCTTTGCCTTCTGTGCCGTATTCTTTAACAGCATCTTTAACTGCTGGATGATCTTCTGGTAAGTCACTGTTTAATAGTGCTTCTTCACCTTCGTCTTTACGACCTTCTTCATCCATCATTGAATCTTCAAATGCTTTGTTAAGTACAATAACATTACTACCTGAGATACCTGCTTGTCTGCAAATCTCTGTAAATGCTTCTGTAGATGCTGGATAATTAAACTTGGCATCCATAATGTGTACTTCTGTATTTTTAACACCTTCGAATCCCATTGGACTTTCTTGTACTGGAAGTCTCTTTGGTGCAGATAAACTTACTAAGTCAAATGCTTCACAGCCACGTTCAATACGCTCTTGCTGTTCTTTTGTTAGTTCGCCTGCGATTTTAATACGGTATTCGTATGTTTGTTTTGATTCAATCAAATATTCATGTAATGATTTCATAATCTTTCTCGTTAACGTTAAACTTTGTTGTATTTATGTTTATTCGTCAGTTTCTTCTGCATCGATAACTGAGTCAACACCCTGTGCGAGTTGTTTGAGTAGTTCGTTTCTGTCCATCAACATTCCACTACTACCTTTGGGACCGTCTTGACCTTGTTCCATATCCAACTTTGCTTTTTTAAGTTGTAAGTCAAGCATTTTTAGTTTTTTAGTTATTTTTTTGTCTTTGGCACTCAATGCCGTACTGAGCATACGTTCTGCAACAGCAAATATTTCAGCACTGTGTCTTGCTTCAACATTCATACCCAAATTCATTAGTTCTTGAAAACTGTCTACTGCCTGTTGAGCAATAGTATCCATTTCCGAATCGTTTTCTAAACCACGCACAGCCGTTAGAGCCGCTTCAACTTTTTCCATGGTTGTCAGTTCAACTGCGTGTTGTATAGGTTCTTCTACGGGTGTTATGTCTACTTGATCCTGTTCTGTTTCTGGTAAATCAAATAGTTCTTCTAATTTCTTTGTCATTTCTTAAATATCTGCTCTTCAGTAATTACTCTAAACTTTATGCCATTACGTTTTGCCCAATGTATTGCCGCTTCCCATTTGGCATAGTTGACAGCAACAGTGGCACGTTCTTTTGTATTTAACTTCTCTGTTAACACACTTTGCTTTTTTGGTTTAATTTCAATTAACTCAGCAACACGTTGACCTTTTTTGTTTTGATAAATTACTAAGAAATCAGGAACATATATAGATTGTTTTCCTGTGAGTGGATTACGATATGGAATTTTTATTTCTTCACTTGCCCATTCCATTACGTTTTGATTGTTGTCACAAAAGTTCATAAAAGCAAGTTCCCAAGAACTGCGATATATGATAGATCCTTTGCCTACGTATTTGTTTGGATTGCGTGGCTTAAAATGTCCTTTGCTGTATTTGAGAGCCATGACATTATTGAACTATGTTCCTGGCAACGTTTTGATTAGCAGTTAGTACATTTGATACACCCAACAAAGCACTCTGTGAACGTATTTGATTTAGATAGTAACACATTACTTCGTTGACACCTATTTTGTCTTTGTCATTCATTGACTCTAACAATGTTAGTACGTTTACATTGGTTGCTTTTGCTACACGAAATAAATCCAAAGCAAATGCTTCTGCAGATTTATCACTGTCTGTTACTTTTTTAAAAAATCCCAATACAACAGAATATTGCTCACTACTAATATTAAGCGATGGATCGTTGTAAAACTTTTCTATACTAAACTGGTCTGCCATTATTGTGTTATGTTGTTTCCGTTGCTAAACACATCGCCTGCAACGTCTTTAAAAGTATTTGTAAATGTATTAAATTCGTTTGAATTTGTAACAGTGCTAAATGTATTAGACAACTCTTCTCCAACTGGTGCAAATGATTTTGCTACACTAGATAGTGTGTCGGTTGCTGAGTTTACTAAACTGTCTGCACTTGGTATATCTTCAACTAATCCATTGATGTTTGGAACATCAATTGAACTTATAGATTCTGTTATACCTTCTAGCGAACTTTCTAATATGTTTACTCCGGGCTCTATAGATGATTTTAAACTTGCAAACAGTCCTGTGAAGTCGCTGTTTAGTTCGCTACCAGGAGCAAACTGATTCTTTAGTGAATTTATACTAGGCGAAACATTTGTAAATGTATTAGTAATATTTCCAAAACCAAAGTTTGTACTTAGACTTGTACTTAAACTTGAAAAGTTTGTTCCACCAAATAGTGTAGCACTACCAGATATACTTCCCAAATTCAATCCAAAGTTAGATCCAAACGACGGTATCGAAAAAGGACTGCTACTTCTAGCACCGTTGTTAGATAAAAAGTTAAGTCCGCCACTGATAGCACTGCTTACTAATTCTTTGCCGAGGATACTTGAAATATTTTTACCTTTTAATGTGTTTCTCAATGATCCGCCTGTTCTTATAGCACCTAGGATATTGCCACTTGCTAGATCATCTAATATACTTGAACCAGCATCTAATATGCCGCCTTGTCCAAATAGTGTTGCTTTTGTTCCTGCTCTCAAAGGACTTGGTGTTGTGTCGTACATTGCTGGATCGCCAAATCCACGTACTTCACTACCAACTTTGCCTCTACCGTATTTAACTGCTTCGTAGTTAAATGTTATGCTGTGTTGCATAATTCCATTTCCAGCACTGTAATCAAATGTGTCGTGTTGGAAACTTTGTATAATGGGATTGATTAATGTGTAAGACGTAAAGTTATTTCTGTTTAATCCATATATTTTTATGTCTTTGAAGAATGGAGGTTTAGTTCCATCTCCAAACCCAGTACCGTCATAACCCCAATCGTTTACACGTCTCAAGTCATTATAAATGTCTCTTGAATTATATTCGGGATTATTACTACCTTGTCCGTCGTATCCGTAGTCACTATCGTTGTAATAATACATCATGTAGTTTGCCCACATAGATCTTACAGCATCACTACCGTCGTCATGTAGTGTGAGTGTTACTGGTTGATAGTTTATTTTCTTTTGTACGTATCTTTTGCGATTATATTGATGCATTTCATCAATATCAAAAGTGTAACTTGGTAGTTGAGCAGTTTTGACAAGCATACCAATGCGTGATTTGCCTTCTGCTCCACCTACTGCTTGTGCTAGTCCTGGTATTTCGGCAGTGTTTAATGTAAAGTATACATGAAAAAGAAACTTGTTAGTTGGGGCAAGTGCTTGACCATCTGCAACGAATGTTTTCGATGCGTGTTTGTAGTCTCGCAAGTAGTCAGTACCAAAGAAGCCTTCTTTAAAGCCATCTGTGAAGTTGTCCCAACTACCTAACTGTTCCTTTAACTCCTTCTTGAGGAAACTACCGAATCCCATAACGGATTATTAGTTAACGTTGTCGCCTAATGTTCTTCCAACTTCAGCACCAACACCATTACCAATTGGTGTTTGAACAGCATTGTCATAACGTAGTGTCAATGAAACAGTTGCTGGTTCTGAACTACTGTAGTTCATATCGCCGTAGTTTACATTTGATAGGTAACATCCGTAAATTTCCCAAGTCTCAAGTACATTTGGTTCGTTAGCACCATTACCACCATCTAGTATTTCTAAACGTGTAGTAAATTTATAATCAGATCCAGAAGAAGCACTTGATTGCTCCATGAAGTCTAATTGTCTTTGTAGTTGCTCACCAACTAACTTAGTAACTGCACCACTGGCATCGTCACGTAAATTAACATTGATGTCATCCCACGTATGCTTACCAGCAAGACGTACTCTTGAGTTGTAAATATCGATATCAATTGGATCAAAACTAACACTTGGTCTAGTAAAGTCCATGATTTGTTTAGTCATTTCAGTTCTAGGTGTACTTACACCAAAGTTCTCAAATATCGCACGGAAGCGATATTTTAGTTTAGGCATCAACAAGCCTTGACTAGATCCAGACTGGTCTGTTGCCAATGGCGTTGTCATCCTTGTTAAAGATGATACTGACATATTATTATCTCCTAGTTAATTTTATATGTACTCTTATTTATGACAAAATTTTAAGTTCAAAAACCACTTTTTTTTGGCTAGGTTATTTTGCTAGATAACTATCTTTTTTATGGTGAGAAAAAGATATGTCAAATAAACAAACAATGATTGCTCTAGATCCTAATAAAAGTACTGTTTTTGGGACTCAGAAGAAGAAAAAACACACACCAACTGCTACCTGTAAAGTGTTAGGATGTAACAATCATATAACACAATGGACAGGTAAAGGTTCTCAAACACTATGCGAGGAACACCAAAAAACACTTCGTGAATTTAAAGGGTTTGCTAGATTAGATAGACCATATACATTACATAAAAAATTAAAATGTGATGCTTGTGGACACGAACCGTACAATAATATACGTTTGAGATTAGAGCCAGAATTAGAACGTACTGTTTATGCTTATCGTTTACTTCAAGTAGATCATATTGTTCCTCCTGTTAATCCAGATGACAAATATATCTTAGATCACGAATGTAATCATCCAGACAATTTACAAACGCTGTGCGGCGACTGTCACCAAATTAAGACATTAAAAAGCGGTGATTTCACAAATAATAAACAAAAAGACTAAATAAATTTTGATGTAACTTCAAAATACATCAAAAACCCTTGTAATCAAAGGTTAAAGTAGTCCGAAAAGACTACACAAATAAACTAATTTTAATAAGAGGAGAAACTTATGTTAAAACAAGTAGTAGGTTGGATCAATGAGGCAACCCAAGCAGGCGTGGCACTAATTGCACTAGCAATTGTTCTACAAATTATCTTCGGTGGCACTGTTCCATT